CAGCGTCAACGTGGACATGCTGCTGGATAGGCAGTTCGACACCAGCGACCTCGTAGGGGAGACCCTGTGCGCCAATGGGACGCACTACACCACCAAGTTTCAGGGGTTCCTCCCTAAGCTGATGGAGAAGATTTATCGAGACCGAACCATCTATAAAAAGAAGATGCTTGCTGCCAAACAGCAATACGAAAAGACTCCAACGATTGAGTTGAAGAAAGAGATTGCCCGCTGTAATAACATTCAGATGGCACGAAAGATTCAACTTAACTCTGCCTATGGTGCTATCGGTAACGAGCACTTCCGTTATTACAAACTTGAAATCGCTGAAGCAATCACTCTTTCGGGTCAGCTATCTATTCGCTGGATTGAGAAGAAGATGAATGCTTATCTCAATAAAGTTCTAAAGACACAGGATGTTGATTATGTCATTGCTTCTGATACTGATTCCATGTATCTTAATCTTGGTCCTCTTGTGGAGAAGGTATACGCTGGAAGAGAGAAAACTTCTGAAAGCATTGTCACGTTCCTTGATAAGGTCGCTTCGATGGAACTTGAGAAGTATATTGAAAGTTCTTACCAAGAGCTGGCAGACTACCTCAACGCCTACGCGCAGATGATGAAGATGAAGCGTGAGAACATTGCTGAGCGTGGTTTCTGGACCGCCAAGAAACGCTATGTTCTCAACGTGTGGGATAGTGAAGGTGTGCGTTATGCCAAACCGAAGATGAAAATCTGTGGTATGGAAACTGCTCGCTCGTCAACTCCTGCTTACTATCGTGATAAACTGGAGCAAGCTTATCGCATCATCGTAACCAAAACGAATGAAGACATCTTGGACTTCATTAATGAAATCAAGGAAGACACTAAGAAGCAGAACTATCTTGACATCGCATTCCCTCGTGGTTGTAATGGTCTGAAGAAGTATCGTAGCAGTGCTGACATCTATGCTAAGGGTTGTCCTATTCAAGTGCGTGGTGCGTTGCTGTATAACTATCATGTAAAAAAGAATAAACTCGAACACAAATATCCTTTGATTCAGGAGGGAGAGAAGATTAAGTTCATGTATCTTAAGACTCCCAACACCATTGGCGAGAATGTAATCGCCTTCTTCCAACAACTTCCTAAGGAACTTAACCTTGAGAAGTATGTTGACTACACCACTCAGTTTGAAAAGTCATTCTTCGAACCACTGAAAAATGTGCTAGAATGTATTGGATGGCAAGCCGAACGACGTGGTTCGCTTACAAGTTTCTTTAGTTGAGGTATTATGAGTTTTCTACAATCTGTTATTAAGGAGTTGGATAATGAGTACGCTAATGTGGTTGATGACGCAACCGTATGTAAGACGTTTGTGGATACAGGTTCTTACATTCTCAATGCTCTCATCAGCGGCAGTATATTTGGTGGTCTCCCATCAAATAAAATCACTGCGCTTGCAGGGGAATCCAGCACTGGCAAAACCTTCTTCGCTCTCTCCATCGTCAAACACTTCCTTGATGCAAACCCAGAAGGTCAAGTAATCTACTTTGAATCCGAATCAGCTATCGAGAAAGATATGCTCGCTGAGCGTGGTATTGATATCAAACGTGTGGGTCTGGTGCCTGTATCTACAGTGCAAGAGTTTCGCACTCAGAGTATCAAAGTCATTGACCAGTATATGAAACTTAAGAAAGCCGATAGACCTCCGCTGCTTTTTGTGCTAGACTCTCTGGGGATGCTCTCGACCACTAAGGAGGTTGAGGATGCGACTGCTGGCAAGGAAACCCGCGACATGACTCGCGCTCAGGTTATCAAATCCATCTTCCGTATTCTTTCGCTGAAGCTGGGTCAGGCAGAGATTCCTATGATTGTTACCAACCATACATATGAAGTTGTGGGTGCTTATGTGCCTACAAAAGAAATGGGTGGCGGCACTGGTCTGAAGTATTCTGCTTCGACTATTCTCTTCCTTTCCAAAAAGAAAGAGAAAGATGGCACTGAGGTGGTTGGTAACATCATTAAAGTGAAGGCGCAGAAGTCTCGCTTTACCAAAGAAAACTCAGACATTGAAACAAGATTGTATTATGATGCACGGGGACTTGACAAGTATTATGGACTACTGGAGTTGGGTGAGAAGTACGGAGTCTTCGAGCGGGTGGGGAACCGCATTAAACTTGATTCTGGGAGTGTTTATCCTTCGGTCATTTATAAAGACCCTGACAAATACTTCACCCCCGAAATAATGCAAGCTCTAGATGAGTGTGCCCGTAAAGAGTTTCTATATGGAGTAGCGGATGAGTGAGAGAATCGAAACAACAATCCTACGCAACCTCCTGTGTAACGAACAGTTCTACAGGAAGGTTGTTCCTTTTGTGAAACCAGATTACTTCAATGAGATTCACGAACGTGTAATCTATGAAGAAGTCTGGAACTTCGCAAGCACCTATGAGCTGGTGCCTACGAAAGAAGTATTAACTATTAACCTCGAAGCAAGAAAAGATTTAAATGAGGAAGTATATCAAAACGCAGTTAAAACGATTGCTGGGTTATCTACAGACCCAATCGAATACAACTGGTTGCTCGACACCACAGAGAAGTGGTGTAAGGACAGAGCAATCTATCTTGCCCTCCTCGAATCAATCAAGGTCGCGGATGGCGGTAATCCAAAAATATCAAAGGATGCGATTCCCGCAATCCTACAAGAGGCCCTGGCAGTATCGTTCGACGAACATGTAGGTCACGATTATCTTGAGAATAGTGTAGAGCGATATGAGTTCTACCATTTGACAGAAGAGAAGATTCCATTCCATCTTGAATACTTCAATAAGATTACCAAAGGTGGTCTGCCAAACAAGACTCTTAACGTAGCTCTTGCTGGCACTGGTGTAGGTAAGTCACTCTTCATGTGTGACTACGCAGCTCATTGTTTGTCGATGGGTCGCAACGTTCTCTACATCACTATGGAAATGGCAGAAGAAAAGATTGCCGAACGTATTGATGCTAATCTGTTTAACGTCAACATCAAAGACCTTGTGGATTTGCCTGAGACAATCTTCCAAAGTCGCATCAACGAACTCAAAAGAAAAACTCAAGGTCGTCTTATCATCAAGGAATATCCAACAGCATCGGCACACGTCGGGCATTTCAAATCATTACTTAATGAACTATCTCTTAAGAAAGTATTCAAACCCGACATTATCTTTATTGACTACCTCAACATCTGTGCGTCTGCTCGATATAAGGGAGCTATCGTAAACTCCTATACTTATGTCAAAGCAATCGCGGAGGAACTTAGAGGATTGGCAGTGGAACACAACGTACCACTTGTCACTGCTACACAAACTACAAGGTCTGGGTTTGGTAATAGTGATGTCGATCTCACTGATACCAGTGAGTCCTTTGGTCTCCCTGCTACTGCTGACTTCATGTTTGCTCTCATCGCTACAGAGGATTTGGAGAAAGATGGAAAGATAATGGTGAAGCAGTTGAAGAACAGATACAACGACCCAACCATGTATAAACGTTTCCTTGTTGGGGTTGACAGAGCACGTATGAAGCTCTATAATGTTGACAACGCTGTTGACCTATCTTCTGATAAGGAAGAAGAATATGACTTTGAAGAGATGGCAGCAGAACAAAGTCGAAACACACAAAGTAAATTTACTAGTTTTATTCTATGATTTCCCAAGAACAAACTGTCGATCTTAATAAGTATGCTGAGTTTGTAGATACTACTACCAGTCATCCTTCTAAATCTAATATTGAGTTCATTCGTCGTATCGAAAACCTTGATGAAAAAGGTGTTCAAATCTCACGACTTCTCACGGCAGCTGTTGGTCTTACGGCAGAAGCTGGTGAGTTCACTGAGATTGTGAAGAAGATGGCATTTCAGGGTAAGGAACTTACTCTGGATAATCATGAACACATGGTCAAAGAACTTGGAGATGTGTTTTGGTATTTCACCCAAGCATGTCTAGGTCTTGGTGTGGATGTTCAAACCATTGTAGTTAAGAACATGATTAAACTGACGGAACGATATCCAGAAGGATCTTTTGATATCTATTTTTCCGAGAACCGCCGCGAAGGCGACATCTGACCCAAACCTGTGCTATGATGGGGGGGACACCTAAATAAGGGTGGACCCCCTTTCCCTTAGATGGCATCCCAGAACAAGCACCTTGAGCACTTAGAAGACGAGCTAATCAATTATGGTTACGGTGGATACGTCGCTTCTAAAGACCTCATTCAGAATTTTATTGACGAGCTTGGTGGTCGTCCTACTGGTAACGTAACCGTTACGACGAAGTGGGACGGTGCTCCTGCTGTGGTTTGTGGCATCGACCCAGAGAGCAAGCAATTTTTCGTAGGCACCAAATCAGTATTTAATAAGAAAGAACCTAAGGTCAATTTCACTGAAGAAGATATTGACAAGAATCATGGTGAGATTCCTGACCTCGCCAAGAAGCTTAAGTATTGCTTGAAATATTTTCCTGAGTTGAAAATCAAAGGAATCATTCAGGGAGACCTTCTCTTTACGGATGAGGATGTAGCAACCAAAACTATTGATGGTAAAAAATATTATACCGCTACTCCTAACACTCTGACCTATGCTTGGGATGCTGATAGTGACTTGGGTAAAGCAGTAAACACTGCTAAGATTGGTGCCGTGTTTCACACTTTCTATAGTGGCACTGGTCCTATTAATACACTCAATGCTGGTTTCGGTGTTAGTCAATTCAATCTAAAGTCCACTCGCAATGTTTTTCTGGCATCTGCGACGATGGATAATATCAGTGCCAAGTCTGGTCTGACTGCATCCGAAGAACGCACCCTTAAATCTGTAATTGCTGTAGCAGACCGAAACGCATCTGTTGCAAAGCCTTTCATCGAAATGGTGGCGCATGAAGCAACCAAGCAGTTCACGCTTGGTTATACGATGAAGCGTTTCACTAACAGCTATGTGAAAGAAGGACAGAAGATTACGAATGCTGGTGTCTTTATGTCTAAGTTTGAGGATGCATTCAAAAAGTCTCTGGTAGAAAAGATTGAGAGTTTGAAGTCGGAGAAGTCTAAGAATGAATACAAAGATAAGCTAGCATCTGGTCTTCAATTCCTTGAAGCAAACCAGCGAGCATTCAAGGCATTCATTGTTATCTACAACTCTTTCACTAACGCCAAGAATCTTATCAACAACAAACTCGCTGGACTGAGTGATACGAAAGTATTCCTTCGCAGCGGTGACAACTTTGTGGTGACGAAGCCTGAAGGTTTTGTTGCCATCGTTGATGGTAAGGCGGTGAAGATTGTTGACCGCTTGGAGTTCTCTCGTGCTAACTTCACGCTTGAGAAGTCT